TGATGTAAGGTAAGACAGCAATGTTTGTCAAATAACCATTATTCATTCCAAATGTTGATGAAGAAGGATTATAAGAACCAGATAAAGTATTTTGTATTTGACTTGCGTAAGTATCTGTCGTTGTTTGTGTAAATGTTGTAACAGTACTACCTAAAGTGGTGGAAGATGTTGTTGTTGGACCAGTAACTTTTGAAAGTGTTCCTGGAATTGTTTGATAATCACCTGAATTTAATAAATTAACGCCACCACCTGCTTGATATACTTGAAAATTAGGATCAGTAATTAAAATTGATGGCGCTTGATTGTTGTCAACCCAATTGTCCATCGGCGGATTCAATTGTAAATAACCTTGTTGAATAACAACGTTAAAAGGATTTACTGAAACTGTACTACTCGCCAAAGGTTGATAAGCAACATTTTCTGTTGTATAGGGTAAAGTAAATAAGTTGGTTTGAGCACCATTGATACTATTAATTTTATACGTATTCGTATTAGCTAAAGTTCCTAATGAAGATAAAACTACAGGATTTTGAAGTTGAAAATTATTAACAGCTTGTAATGCTGTCAATTGATTTTTTCTAACATTGATGTTTATTGCATAATCTGGATTGTTTGTATCTGCTGTTCCAAAAGAAGAAAAATCATCAACTAAGATACCGTTCTTAAAACGATTTAGTCCATTAGAATCTGGAATTTGTAAAGAACTTGCTTTATTTTCTAAAATACTCAATGAGGTGTAATACTCCAAATTATTAACACGAGTTTCTAAATCTGTAATGTCATTTTTAGCCCAACGTTTATGGATAATTTTATTAACAGATAAATTTGCAATCGTTCCTGCTGGCGCTTCACCTGGAACATAAGCAGTATATGGATCGTGTGTCAAGTTTGCTAACACCAATGATCCCGAAGGTTCATTTGGCATTTGAGGATTTACGGAAGGAGTTCCTTGAACAATTTTAAAACTTTTATCTGTTGTCAATACGAGTTTATCTTTTCTTCCCAAATAATATTGATAGTAATTTGTAAAATTAGATAAGTTATTTGGTATCAATATACCAATGTCGTTTGAAGATGTTTGTAAACCAGAATGCTCCCAAACGTATTCTGTCTGAGCATTCACACGGCAAGGCCTAAAATCTATACAGTCTCTTAATTTGTATTGAATACCGTTTTTGGCTGTATATAAACCAATTTGTGCATAAGATTCAGCGGATGAAGACACACCACCAAAAGTTGAACCTGATGAATTGTATGATTGAATACTAAAATAACCGTCACCTGATGATGCCTGTGTATGGGAATAGTAATCAACTATAACAAGAATGTTACCTGTTGGCACCGGCGCGCCTGGAACTAAAGAAACTGATGCATGGTCATAGTGTGTATCACGTTGGCCATTGTCGAGTGTAAAATAACTTGTAATGTCTGTATAATTAGATATTGAACCTGTTGGATTTGTTCCTGCAACGCCTGAATCAATAACTTTGACAATTCGCTTAACATCATTTACATATAAAGACATTTTTGCAGAAGCGGAGATACCGGTTTTTGTAATTGCAATTTGACCTTTTGTTAAATCATGTAATACATTGGTAGCCGCAACTGAAACTAATGTTCCAACAGTAGATGTATCACCTGTAACCAAACTCTTAGATTTTAAAACATAACTTGAAGAATCACCACTACTAGCTTGAACATGTGCAAGAATCGTAACGTTTTTATTTGCACCTACACCAGGTCCAACCGTAAGTGTTGCGGATGTTTTATCACCTGAAATCGTAATAGTATTACCTGATGTAGTAAAATCCAAAACACTACCGGTTGAGTTGTCTATAACAATAAACAATTGCTGTGCGGCTGAAGCTGATAGTGTTCCAGTACCTTCAAACCTTAAAGGATTACTTGCATTTCCTGAGGTTGATTGGATTGTTAGTGTGTTGGCGGTAAATGTTTTAGAACGATAAACTCTTTGTGTGAAATAAGATGTGTTTATTATTTGTGCAGTATAAGGATATCCAACTTGAAATAACAATTCCGGTGCAACTGGACTATAATATATGGTATCTGACGTTGGTAAACCATTAACTTTACCGGATGATGCATTAATATTTACATTTGCAGTCAAAGCATATGAACCTGATCCAGCAGTTTTAACAATAGAATTAACATCATATTTTTCAAAATTTAGTGTAAATGATGAGGATGTTGTTGGTGTAACTGTAAATGGATTATCAACAAAGGCTTGTTTTCCCGTAGTATAGTTTGTGATGTTTCTTACGTCAATAATTCCGGCAGTATTCATAGTCACCGTAACATTGAAATATGCATTAGCTACACCGGAGAATGAACCATTTGTGTCATAAATTGTAAATGAATTTGTGGTTCCCGCAGAAACATTACTCGAAAGTGTATTTGCAGAAAAATCTGAAATGTGAGCATTGAAAATATATGTTTTTGTATTTGATCCTGTACCTGAAATATAATCCATATTTCGCATGAAAGCAGTTCCAACTAATGTGGAACTGTATGTTGCGGTATTTGTTGTAACTATACTTGGAGCACCAACACAATGTAAATCAACCTGAGGCATCACACTAATGTCAAATACACCATTAGCACAATCAACAACGTAATAGTTTCCGTAATCCACAAAAACTGCATTGTTATTAACATTTGCAACAGATTGTGCTCTATCGTTTGTTATTTTAACATCAGACTGATTTTCTACTCTATAACCATGAACATATGCAATACCTTTACTGACACTTAAATCATATGTTGAATTCGAAATTGTGTTTGCTGAAGGTGTAAATTTGAAATCATCAACAATATAATCACCATTCGTTTCATAATCGCGTTTTGCAAAATAGTCATCAATTGTAGAATAAACAGTACCATCAACTTGTTTTAAGATACTTCCATTTTCGATGCGAACCAATTCAATAAAGGCATCATCATTACCTAATGTTAACGGTAATGTAATTAATGTTAAAGTGACAACATAACGATCAGCACCCGGAGCTTGAAAGTTGGATGCACCAATTGCTGGATCCAATAAAGAAGAATCATTTACATAGTCATAAATGGTTTCTGTAATTTGAAGACCAACACGATAAGAAGGTGTGTTGTCGTATTTGTCTAAAATGATGGTTTGTGGATCAACTTGTACAAAATTACCAATCGAATATTTTATTCCAGTAATATCAGAAATTGAATAACCATTGACAACATAAAATACACCAGAAGAAATTGAAGCAACTGATGATACTCCCGTAGAAGTGGAAGTTGCTGTTGAAGTTGCAACCGAAGCGTAATAAGTTATTCCTGTAGTTGTGGTAATAACACTGCCATCAGTAAATTGAGAGCCAGACAAATAAGAAACTATTAATGTTGGAGGGTCACCAACTGTAGTACCACTTGAAGTCGTTTCGGCATAAGCAAGAACTTTAGCTAAAATTGTTCCTGTAGTGTCTTGAATAATTGCGCCATCAAAATTAGAGGCCAACACGGTAACACCATTGAACTCAGTATTTAATTTAACATAATAACAATTTTGATTAACTGTAACTTGACCACCCGAAACAGGCGTATTGGTTGAGTAAATTGCGGAAGCAAAATTTGATATTTGATTTTGCAGAATTGTTTGAGCTTGTGTTAACTCACGAGCTTGTACCGCCGCGCCCGGTTTAAAAAGTATGCGGTGGAAGTTTTTTGATGGGTCGAAATCGTCAAAATATGGACCAACATTGAAATTTAAAGCCATTTTTTTCCTTTAGTATCCTAGTACAAATTTAAATTGTTCGATGCCATCATTACTTCTTTGAACGCCAACCCTATTCTCAATATAAGTTATATATCCTGAAAATGGAATAAGTGTCGGTTCAGTTATAGAAAGTACTACTCTTGAAGCCCCGGTAGTCACACCAATAATGGACTGGCCAGATGTATAAGTTCCATTTGTATTTATTAACTGTAAAATATTGGTTGATGTGTTGAAGTTTAGAACTGTTCCATAATATGTAACAATTCCGTTTACATCTTTTTGTTGTACAATTTCATCAGACGTAAATACATTTCCTGCACCAGTAGAAAGCGTGAACTGTGTGGTTGTGTTATATATTGCACCATTGGCGAGAACTGCTCCTGAAGAACCATAAGTTTGTGGATTAACAAGTATTCCAACCTGGTGGTAATTTACACCAGTTGTGGGGATAATTCCACCCTCAGTTCCATTGAATTCGACAGAATACATCACATGATTGCAACCCAATTCAGAAATTGCATCATAAGCGTGGCCACCAACAGGTGAGATTGGTCCTACTGCTGTTGCATTACTACCAGTTGAAGCAATATAAGAAAGGTTGGCTGAAGTGTACGCCTTTATTTCCACATTTGCATAAGTAAAATTCTTACCCGCAAACCCCGGTTTCACAATAATATCTTTAATAACACCATTTGTTATTTCTGTACTTGTGACATTGGCGACAACTCCTGTACCATCTCCTGTTACGGTAACGACAATAAAGGTATTAACTGCATCATAACCTGAACCTCCGTTCACCACATTGATTACCTCAATGTCTCCGTAACCTGCATTAGTCAAGTATGGTTGAGGTGTATTTGCACCTACAGGAACAGGCATCCAATCAGTATCCAAGAAACTTTTCTTGAGCCCAGCGTCAATGGTATACATGTATTTCCATTTATATAAGTCATTGCCTTGATAAATGTTATTTATTCCATAAGAACCAGGTTGAAAATATGGTTCAAATGTAGATAATCCACCATTATTATTTGCAAGGCATTTGAAAACCTGATCGTAACGGTTCTTTATATAAAAATTATAAAGTGGAAATCCAATATTGTCTTTTGCATTCATATTCACGGTATCAGAATATGCAAAATAATTTGTGTTGTTGGCCCAATTTATCCTAGAGATAACAGGCGAAATATTACTAACACCTATCAGCTTGGCTGCAATCATATTCTTAAAGATTTTTTTCAGATATGATTGGTCTTCTGTTGGTTGTGATGGTGTTTCAGTTGAATTTACTATAGGCCATGAATTTTCTTGGCCTATAAAAGCGTATGTTGAACCAATGGGTATTCCGTAAACTTTTGCTGTTGGATTGTAGTAATCCGTTGCAACTCTGATTACTTTTGCGTGGTTTGTAAGTGTGTTTAGATTTGGTACCATAATATTCTATTTATTAAGCGTATACAACAGAAACGAAAGTATTTGCAAGGTTTCCATCAATACTAAAGTATTTCAAATAAGCAGCAGATGTTGCAGCCATATTGAATGTTAAAGAGTTTGTTGTGGAATTAATTGCTGCAACACCATGTGTTATTGTTCTAGCATTTCCTCCTGAATTAACCAACCACACTTCCACCAATTTACCTGTAACGAAATTTGTATGTGAAAATGTTAAATCTGCAACCAAATTGGCTTTAATCATTGAATCTGATGCATAATCAATAGTAATTGCAGTTTGATTACCTGCGGGAATTCTAGGTGTATAGATAAATCCTTTTTGTGGATTAACGACACCAGTAAATGTAACATCGGTTGCATTAAATGATGCAATTCTTTGAATTGTATTTGATCCAATAGTTGTATTATAAAAATCAATACGTGTTCCTCTTGCCAAATCTGTAAAATTTTCAGCTGCAACAAAATCAATTTTAGTTGGACTAGATCCTGGAAATTGTGTTCCAGTATAACCGTTACCAACAATTCTCATTATAACATCATTGTTTGCCACTGCTGCTGGTGCAGCGGCAGAACCACGACCCATGCGACCAATGACAACAGGATAAGTATTTTGACCAAAACTATCCAACACTAAACGAGTTACAGAGTTTGCTTTACCTGTAATTTGCAACATGTAGTTTGAATTTGATGATTGGTGTGCTGTATTGACACCAGTTATTTGCACAAAAGCAATATTTGGATCAAAATTCGAGTTGTTGAAGTCAATGAGTGTTCCTGTAGATATTAAATTTCCTGTTATACTAATATCTTTAGTGATGTTTGTTGTGCGATTAATAACTAAATTGGCAGTTGCTCCTGATTGGCCAATTATCATATCTTCATTGGTTAATGCGGAATAAATTGAATTATTTGCAATTGTTAAACTACCAACATTACCTGAACTAGCAACAACTGCACCTGTAATAGTCAAATTACCGGCAAATGTTCCTGTCGTATTTGCAAGTGCATTGTTTGCTTTCAAAAATGAAGCATTAGAATATGCATAAGGTGCAGCCGCAGTAGATTGGAGAGTGTTATCAGAATAGGTGATATATGATTGTGTATTTAATTTTGGACCAGTCTTTGTCATCCATCCAACAATGTTTTCATTCATTGTTCCGCCAACCATAAACTTAATGATTGCGTTAGATGTTGCTGTACCTAGTATTAAGTTACCTTGTGGACTTGTGTCTCCTGGTCCATGAACATACAAATATCCGTCATATGGTTTAAATGCAGCATAATTGACCGGATCATTATACAAAGGGCCATCAATACCCATGTCGATAAACTTGGTTGAATTGTCTGAGTCTACCGTTGAAACTACAAAATCAGCTGAAGAATATATTCCGTTTGCAAAATTTTGTAAGTTAAGTTGTAAAAAACCGTTAGCAACACCTGAGAATTGTGCTGTTGTTGATGGATAAACAATTCTATTATTACCAACAATAAGTGCAGTATTTGCAAACAAACCTTCTGCTAGTGTTTCGGCAGAAAACGTGAATGTCTGTGCAGAAGGTATATCAACACCAACAAACAATGTGTTTGATGTGTTCGCATTGATTGTTGGAAATTTTGGTAACTCTGAAATTTTAATTGTTGACATTTTTTATCCTATTAGTAGCCAAGCGCCTGTTTCTGTTGATATTATATCGCCGTTTTCTGTTCCCAACTTTGCGAGATACTGTGTTCCTACTGGTCCAATAATTTGTACATTGTTATACAAAGAAGTAATACCTCTGCCTACAGAAATATATCCATTTGCACCACTTGTTAATGGACCACTTAAAAGAATAGAAGTAAACGGTGAATTAAATGATGTTACTGTTTGAGCCACTCCATTAACTGTAACTGTATCACCAACACGAATCATATCTTTTATAGGATACATCGTGTTACTATAACTTCCATTGTTGACAATGTTATAACTATATGTTACTGTTGATATATTTATTATCTGGTTATTACCATTGGATCCAGAAGTACCAATTGCAACATTGGCAAAATATGTCCAAACATTATCTTCTAGTGTTACAGTATTTGCTGCATCATTTATTTTGACAACCAATCCATGAACAACATCATTAAATTCTGTTCCATAAGTAAATATCAACTCTGTCGTATTGGCGGTGACAAAATCTGAAATATTCGCACCATATAAATTGTTGAATCTTACAACATTATTACTTGGGTTTGTTGCATTGCCCGCAGGAATAGTTGCAGTTGCCGCAACTCCAGCGTAATAACCTAATGAATATCCAGTATCTAAAGCATCAAATGCATGGAAATCCATAGTGTTACTTGATCCCATTGCAATACGACCAACAACTTTTGTTCCTGTTGGATGTAATAGATTCAATAAAATGTCACGGTATTTTTCAATCTCTTTTGATAGAGTAATCTGATAGGTGAAGTTGTTATAATCCACACTTTGTAATATATCATATGAGCTTGGATGACCAGAAGTACCTATGTATTCACCATCGGCAATAACCAGACCATTTAAGAAAGTTGCATTTGCTTTTGCAAATCCGTCACCGTAAGTTATGATGCCGTTTGCTGAATCAAATCTTGTATTAGTTATATCGTTATCAAAAGTGGTATTACGTATATTTGTATAACCACCAACTAAACTAAGAGCAGACGCACTTGAATCGATTTTCAATGGCAATGATTTCTTAGGAATAGCGTTATAGTTGTAAACTCTTAATTGGTAAATACTATTGCTGGCCGGCACGGCGTTTTGTAAAGCGAAAATAGAATCGACGGTTGCAATATATGTGGCAGTATTTACATTTGCACCTTGATATATCACATCACCAGTAGATGGAATAAATAATATCGAAACATTAGAAACTATTAAATCTTGAACTTTCAAAGAAACTCTTGGTGCAGAAATATAATCTTGCCCATTTTCAGTGATATTAAAAGAAGTAATTGAACCAACACGATCCAATGTTTGTGAGAAAGTAGCATCTCTGCCTAAAATTCCCGGAACTGATAACAACGAAGTTCCTAGATAATAACTATTTGCATTTCCATTGATGGAAGCATTTGCAGTTAGTATCATTGAGTTTGCATTTACGACAGACTGTACTGTACCAATAACGATGTTTGTGTTTGTAACCAATAAAGCACCATTACTAAATTGTGTGGTAAAGTTTGTACCATTACCAGTAACAACTGCGCTTGTCGTGCTCACAGTTACATTTCCGTTTGCTGTGCGTTGTACTACTACGCGAGGCAAACCATTGAAATAACCCATTCCACCTAAAGACATTCTGTTTGTTGAGTTACTAACATAACCTGCTGAGATAATTGAACCTGTACTATTTACAGTTACATTTGCAAAAGCTCCATATCCTGAACCACCAAGTATTGCAATCTGGTCGTTGTTTGCATAACCAGAGCCTGGTTTAATGATTTGTATTGGTGCAAGAATACCTAAATTTGCAATCTTTGTTTGTGAATAAACATCAGTTGTATATTCTGATATTGCTTCAACTGTTGGTGGTGATGTTATGCCGCCACCTTGGTTTTGTACAATAACAGATGATAATGGAAAAGTTGAAAATGCAGTAAACGAGAATGCATTGGCTAAAGATGTGTTTGCGTTAGCACTAGACAAATTTGCAAATTGGTATGCTTGTTGTGTCCAAAGTCCTGTAGTTGGATTGTAAGTGTTTGCACCAGAACTTCCTGCAATATTACCAAGATAATGGTATTGTTTTAGTTGAATACTATCTGTTGGAATAAACGTAACATTTGCGATTCCAACTGGATTTAACGAACCGACTATAGCTATAGGAGCTTTTGGACTTGTTCCAACTATATTAGAGAATTGAATAACAGTGTTTGCACCACCAACTTGTGAATTTGCAATGGATGCTGTATATCCAAATCCTTCACTAACAACAACAATACGTTGAACAGAACCTGAAGTAACAGCTCCAACTTTTACAGTTGCACCAACAGGCCCCACTGTATTTGCATTTAGTCCGCCATACACCACAACCGGATCATTTGTATTATAAGCCAAACCTCTATTATTTGGATCAATTTTAACCTGACTAATT